ACACCGTCTTCTGCAAGTGTCAAACCTTGGAAGCGTGCTTTCAATGCACCGTCATAGATACCTGACTTACGAGCATATTTTGAAGTGATAGACCCAAGAGAGTTAACAACATTCAAATCTGAAGCGTTAGCAAATTCACGCAAGAAACCTTGTTCTGGCATTTCAGCCATTTTTCCACCAAGTTCACGCATAAATTTACGTTCTACGTCTTCAGGTTTTTCGCTAGGAATAGACGCTTCACGTTCTTTTTTAAGTTCTTCACGTTCTTTGTTAAGCTCTGTAACTTTAGCTTCAAGTTCTCGAACTTTTACACCTGCTTCGATTGCTTGTTTCATGATTTCTTGTGTTTCGTTTGCACCCATTTGTTTTTGTTCTCCTTTTTCATCTTCTTTATTTTCTTCTCTTACTTTTGTCACTTTAGCACCTTTATTACTTGGTAACGGAGTTAGTGACACCTCCGTAATTGTAACATCTTTGTAGTAGCCTACTCCGTCAATTTCACGAGCTTTCACACCGTTAGCATTGAAGCCAACTGAAAGCCCTGTTTCTTCGATATTTTCGGCTGTGTATTGTTCTTCGTCAACGTAACCTGTCAAAATTACATTGTCCCCCTCAAGATGAACGAACCCTGAACCAATTTTTTCACGGTGTCGGTTAAGAATGTCAACGCCCTCTCCTGCATTAGCAATGGACTCAATAACCGTGCCGTGAGCGTCAATCGTTCCCAACGGGTTCGCTATCCCTCGAACTGCTTTTACTTTCAATATTTCCTCCTTTGGCTGTTGTTGATATATAAGCGACAAAATTCTCTTGATTGAAAACTATGTTCTTATCATGTTGTTTTAACAACGGCAACACTTTTTGAATTGCGAACGCGATAATAGTAACTTCATTACTTTGTCCATAAAGCAACTCCCTAGGTATTCCGTATTCACTCAAAGCAACTTCAATTGCAAGGTTTGCGTCATTTTGTAGTGAACCGCTGTAATCAGGCTGAATCTGTTTAATATCATCATCAGAACCGATAACCGATACACCGTTAAATTCTCTAGCAAGTTGTTGTTGTTGTGTTAGGCGCTCTCTAATTCTGTCCCAAACTTCTTTTAAACCACTAGAAACTTTAGTTTTCCAATAGATTTTTATTTGAGCCTGTGAATCAAGTCTTCGCCCAATACCATTACTAGCCATTCCAAACATTACGCCAAACCGTTGAGGGTTAGCGCCATAGAAAGGGTTTAATAACATTTCGTAGTCATTTGTTCTGATAGTAACTTGTCTGCGGTTCGGTTCTCTAACTACAATGTTAAACTGGTCTGCATTTACTCTTTGAGCATAATACTTAAAACCACCATACCAAACACGATAAACTTCTTTACCTTGTAAAGCCCAATAGAATAGGTCTTCAAGTTTAGACGCTTCGGAATAATCAACATTATCAAAATAGGAAACTAAGCCCAATAACTTACCTAGTAACAAATCAGTTGTAGGGTCTTGGACTGTGAAAGTTGAAAAGCTCACATCTTCCGCTCTGCGTGATAGATTAAATAAGCTCATTTATTTCTCCTATTTAAATTCTCCAGTCTTCATGTCAATAGCACGACCAAACTCTTTCTCAATTTCTGCAACGTACATTGTATCAGTACGCAAGTTAAGGGCGCCCCATTTGTTTTGATAGTTTTGTAACATACGTGTTGTTCGAATATGGCGAACACTTACACCGTCAGAAACATACCAATGTTTTTCTTTTCCTGCATTGTCTAGTCCTTTAATTAGGTACATTTGAATTTCTCCTTTTATTTGATTGTTTTGGTTTGAATTACTTGATACTGGCTTATTAAACAAGTCAAGTTCTGCTTGTCTGCGTCTTACTAAACCTTGTAACACTTGACCGCCTGCATTACGATACTTCGGAATCATTGAAGCACAATAAGCGTGTGAGAATGGCGCCCAACCGTCAGCAACGAAAACATTACCGCAATTATAAGCCAATGACACTAAAGCGTCGAACTCGTTTTGGTTTGCTTTACCTTTGACATAAGCGTCAACCATAGGTGCATACTTATTATTGATGTCAATTTCTAGCTGACTATCTGCCTGCGCTTGCGTCCATGTTGTACCTGCTGTGACACCGTAGTGACCCCAACCGATAGTGTACATTTTTTCCCACGGTACAGGTTTATAAGCAGTCAATCGGCAACCCTCAAACTCTTTAATCAAGTTTAAACCATTTTGTGATACTTTTATGTTACCACCTCCAATTATTATTATTGTTTTTTTACAAGGGAACAATTAACCCAAACTTTCGCAATATGTTAAGATGTTATAAGCGTCTGCCATGTTATCATCTTTGCAATCAATCGGAACAAGTCCAGTCTGTTTTAACAGTTCCAAACTTTCTTCTTTTCGTTGTTCTCGTTTGCCTGAAATTAAATGATAAGAACACCACTTTGAGTTATCTATGAAAGTATAGCCATTAACTAGACCGTCAATTGCACCGATAAAATAACCGTTACAATTTGCTAGAGTGATACTGTGCTTTCTATTTCTACCCATGATAGGTGTTTCGATTGCTAAGTGATAATTATATAAGTCAAATTCTTCAATTAATTCTTTAATTGCGTTAACAATGTCAAAGGTACGTTCCCAAGCATTTTTCTTTGAGCTGTACGCTTTAATAGAACCAACGAACAATTGACCGTCTTTTCTAAAAGCGTAACCTGTACCCTCGTCTTTCTTACTAGCTGTGCTAAAATCTATAGCTAAAATTTTCTTCATTTCTGCCCTCTTAAATAGGGAGGCTATAAGAAGTCACGACCGCATAAACATCTTCGCGTGTTTTGTCAATGTTAATACCGTAGTCTGTTTTGTCAATAAATTCTAATACTTGTTTCAGCTCTACTTCATCATTAATAAAATAGATGTTTTTTTCTGCCATGTCTTTACCTCCCTCATTGATTATGTTATTATTATAGCATACTGTTTTTTCATTTTAATTTTTATAATACCAACAAAAGATTTAGATAGTTTACAATTTGATTAAATAATTTGTAACCAAAAAATAATATATTTATGACTATTCCCACAGTTAAGCTATTCTTTTATTTTTGACCCTATTTTTTTTACTTGATTTTAAAAAAGTGTGTGTTATAATATAAATATCAAAATTAAATACGCCTAAGGCTTGTCTGATGTCTTAGGAATTGAATATATGAAAACCGTACTGAATAAGGCGTGAGTAATGAATTAGGCAAAACACAGCAAGGAAGTATCAAACCATTGCAAGAGTGGCATTCCCCCTGCTTCCTGTTAAGTTGTTGTGTTTGGGTGTTCGTCATAGCCTGATTGACGTGAGGACTAATTGAGTTACTAGCGCTGATATATTGATTAGTTCAAGAGGGGGGGATAAAAACTTGCGTTTGCGTGGATAGTTATACCCTTTAGCAAGGTAACTAAAAAGAAATATTTTATAGCTTGAATTGTAATATAATTTCAGTTATAATTAAAGCATAGATAAAAAGAAAGAGGTATTTGAATGGATATTTACCAAAGTTTAGAGAAAAAAATGGAACAACTAAGTTATGGCGAAATTGATTTTAGTGAAGCTGGCGACTGGTTATATAATAATGGAGATTTGATTTTATTTGAAATGAACTGGTTGCGTGAACAATTAGAAAAATAAAAAGAAAGAGGTATTTAAATATGTTTATCGTTTATTGGTTAATGTCTGCCATGTTTGGAATTGTTGCAAGTGTAGACCATTCTTTGTTCTTAGTTTGGTTATTATGTTGCCTAGGTAATTTTATTTTAGGTTTAGTTGATTTAATAAAAGGAGGCTACAAAGATTGACAATTTTAGCAACTTTTGTCACTATAATTTTATCGTTTATTTTTATAGTTGACTTTTTACTTATAATCGCTCTTGCTATTACACTATGGAGGTTTTTCAAATGACAATTATTGACGACATCAAAGCAATTAACAAAGATATCTTAAAAGCAAAGAATTTTAAATGGCAGGTAAAACGTGCCGAATACTGGGTAATTAAATTAAAAAACATTTATCCTGATTATGATTTTATAGCTTATACTGGAAAGAATGGAATCTTTTTAGATTACAAGGTAAAGGCGGTTTATTAAAATGCAAGACTTGTTTGAACGTGTTATAACAGCTAAGGAACTACAAGAAAAAGAGGACTTTAAAGGTGGGAACGAGTGGCTGATAGAACACTTAGTACCACGAGGACAGGCAGGTTTAACTATTGCACCACAAAAATCTTTCAAGAGTTCCACAACGTTGCAAATGGCTTTAAGTGTGGCTAAAGGTGTTCCCTTTGGCTATTTTAAAACTAAAAAAGCGAACGTGCTTATAATTGATAATGAAGATACTGACTTTGTGTTACATCAACGGTTAAAAGCTTATAATGATGTTCCTGATAATTTGCATTTCATTACTGGGGGAATTTTTAAGCTAGATAATACAAACCACATGAACGGACTTTATAAGTTCATCAAAGAGAATAATATTAAGTTTGTTATTTTGGACAACTTAAAAGACATGCTGACAGATAGAAACACTCTAAACGACATGTCAAGTATGAATGACGTGCTGAATAACATAACACGATTGAAGTTGCTTTTAAATGATGTAACGTTTTTATTAATTGCTCACGCTAGAAAGGACACGAATAATCAATCGCTTGAGGAAAAGTCTTTTAGAGTACGAAGCACTCACGCTTTAGGTAGTTCGGCAATTGGTGCATGGTTTGAGTTCTGTTTATGCCTAAGCCCTAAAATGGGGAAAAGTAGCAAGTATTCAATTTTAACTGTTGAAGCTCGTAACTATGCTTATGACAAAGAAGTTTGTCTAGGTTACGTAGGGGAACAATTTCAAATCATAGACCCCACAGGCAACAAACCTAAAGAGATACTAGAAGAAGAACAAAAAGAGGGGGAAGAATACGAGGAAACAAAAAACGAGGCTGAAAGTCTTTTAACAGCTTTGAAACAAAAAGGAAAAGTAAAAGAAATTAACGATTAACCGTTTTGTCTTTGACATTGCGGTTTTTCTTTTGTATAATTAAGTCATAAAGTTAAGAGAGGTTATCAAATGGATAAACTAGAAAAAGAAAACAAAGAACGTTGGGCTAGAAATCGCTTTGAGTTCATGGTTCGCGACGCTGAAAGAATTAAACGTTACTTAGATTGTGGCGAAATTAAAAAAGCAGAACAAAGTAGTAGATTTTTCAAAAGAAATATGCTAGAATTAAATAAACTAGAAAAGGAATTAAACAAATGAAAATTGCACTCGAAACACTTAACAAAATAGTTGTAAGACTTCAACAAAAAGAACCAGTAACAGATATTGAAAAAGATATGCTTCTAGGGCTTCTAAATAGCGTTTACAGCTATTATAAACAAATGGAGGACATTTCTATGCTAGATGTCTTAATCGTTCTCTATGAGCGTTTAACAGGCGTTAAAGCAGATAAAAAAGAAGAAATGGAACGCTTCATCGAAAAGTTCACGGCAAAAGGTCTTGTTAAGTTATTAGATAGCTTAGAACAAAAAGGAAAACGTCAAAAAGAAAGCAAAGTAAACGACATGTTTATCAATGAAACAAGAATATACTACAAAGTAGTAGCAAACAAAATCAAAGAGAGAGGTATTATATAATGGCAATTGAAAAAGTAGTATATTATTATGACGACGGAACAAAAAGAGAATATCCGCCACGATTGACAGACCTAGAACAATTAGAGGAGTTCAGAAAATCAAAAGCTGATGTAACAGAAGTATATGACTTCATGCAAGAACATCTAAGCAAGTTTGAAGCTAAGTTATCTTTATGTTTTAAATATATGGTTGACAATTTAGGTATGGACGAACAACAAGCAAACAACACTTTAGAATTTTGGTGTGATGAATGGGGAGTGCAAAACGTTCATTTTATCGCAGAGGGTGGGGAGTGCCGAATTTGTGGTAAACAATGCAACGCTAAAAAATTGTTCTGTTCTGAAGAATGTTACAAAATTTACATAGAAATGAAACACAATAGTAATTGACAAAGTTAAAAACTTTAGCTATAATAAATATATAAAGTTAAGGAGAACAAAACAAATGAGAACATATGAAAACTTAGTAAAAAGAATTAATTTAGTAGAAAAAGCATATAAAAAAGTACCAAGGACTTTGGACTATAAAAACGCTATTTTAGCTTTCAGAATGCAACAATTCTTAAAAGAAAGTTATAAAACTTTGGCTTTAAATGGTATTCAAATTGAGGAGGTATAAAAATGAAAAAAATGTTAAATATTGAATATCACTATAATAATAATAAAACTTTCACTTGGGCTTATAAAAAACTAGGAGTAGCAATTGAAGTAATTAAAGACGACTTCAATGAATGCCCTCAAATTGAAAAAGCTGTTATTTATGATGAAGAAGATAACAAAATTTTAGAATTAAAAAATGAGCCTATTGTTCTTATCGGAGGTCAAAAATGAAAACAATTAAATGTCCACACTGTGGAAGTGAAGAAATCGCGGTATTACTAGGATACGCTTTAGGTTTATCTTGTAAATGTATCAAATGTAAAAAAATATTTGTTAGAGAGGTTAAATAAATGGCACAAGATTATTATGCAAATGAGCAAGGTATTCAATTAGAGGAGTTCCTGATTTGGGGTTCTGAATGGGACTTAAAATTTTGGCAGTATAACTTCACAACTGGTCAAGGTTTTGCACTAACTAACGCTTTAAAATACGCTGTAAGGGCAGGGAAAAAGCCTAATGAACCGTATGAAAAAGACATGGGCAAATATAACGATTATATCGAAATGGCTGTTAAAATGGGTTTTGAGCGGTCTGAAGCAGAAGACTGGGTGGCACTTCAAAAATCAATATTTGAAAAGTTTAAAGGAAGAAAGGCAGAACTTGAAGAACTTGAAAAAAGAAAGGAAATGAAAGAAAATGATGAAATTCGTAGCATTCAATAGACAAACGTTTATGTGGTTTCATACTAAAGAACAACTAGCGAACCACTTTAATATTACAGTTGCTTATTTAGATTTATGGCTGAATAAAGACAAGCCTTTAAATGGTTGGTTTGTGAAAGAGGTAAATTATGATTCTGAACTGGGACGACTTCAATAAATGGCGTGAAACTAGCTTACAGTATCATAAAATGCTAGGCGAACATAATTATACTAATGCACTAACATTTTTTGAATATGCTAGGCAGTACTTTAATAGTAAAGGCTTCCCACCTACTGAAAAGAAAACGAAAACAGGCAGGAAAGGGAAATACACGCAAAAAGATAACAAAGAACAATTAAAACAAATACATGAATACATCGGAGGTATAAAATAATGGCTTTAACAGTAGAACAATTAATCGAAAAACTTCAAAAAGTAGAAGACAAGAGTAAAGAAGTTTTCTTTGAAAACCCAAACGATTTATATAGTGTTGACGGTATTTATTTAGACGCACATGGGGACTTGGTTATTTATAATCTTATGTACTCCGATGTTTGCCGATGTGAAAACTGTCAAGAACGTTTAAAAGAATTGTAACGAACTTGTAATTGACAAAAGAAAGCAAACACGTTATAATTAGTTATACAGTTAAGGAGGAATAAAAAATGTTGACTTTATTATTAACTATTATATTTATTTGGCTTGCATTTAAAGCCGTTGAAAATGTAGCTGAAGAACTTGGAAGATATATCCGCGGTTTCTTCAAATGGTTGTGGAAAATGTATAAAAAACACGTTAACAAAGGAGTAAGCCTATAATGGAAAGCAAAGTTCTAAAATTAATCAATGAAATTGAAGTACCTAAAAGCCAGTATAACAGCTTTGGAAAGTACAATTTCAGAAATAACGAGGATATTCAAACAGCTTTGAAACCTCTGTTGTTACAGTATGGACTAATGGAAAAAGCAACGACTGAAATGCTAGAAATGAACAACGAACTGATGTTACATGTCCATGTTGATATCTTTGACCCTGATAACCCTAATGACATCGCAAGTGGCGACGGTTGGGCTGTTATTGACATCAACAAAAAAGGAATGGATAAAGCTCAAGCGACTGGTGCTAGTCAATCATACGCTAGTAAATACGCTTACGGTCAAGCGTTGAAATTAGACGATACAAAAGACGCAGATAGTACAAACAAAGGTCAAAACAATGTACAACGTCCTAAAGCAGTACCTAAAGCAAGTTATCAATACAATTTGAGTGACTTGAAAAAAATGGTAGCAAACAAAGAGATGTCAAGCGACCGTGCAAACGAACTTTGCAAACTTGGAAAAGTAAACATGAATGCTTAATACTTGACAAAAGAAAATAAATAAGTTAAAATTAAACTATCAAATAAAGAGAGGGAAATAAAAAAATGAAAATTATTGAAACTTTAAAAGTAAACGAAATTAACACAAAACAAGTTGAAACATCAAACGGAACTAAGAAAGTCCTATCATTTAAAGCATATCCATTTGAGCATTATATCGGTGGCATTTGGTTACCTGATAGCGTAAATTATGGCGACATTGTAACTGTGTACATCGACCAAGTAAAAGCCGAAACAAAAGGCGACAAAACTTATTATAATGCTTCGTATGCTAAAGTAACGCCTGAATTTAATCTCAATCGTGATAACGGTGGTAATGTATATGACGACCCACACGGTGGAATGGCTCCGAATACTGTTGACTTGTTCGGTGGTAGTTCTCCTGCTGAAATTCCTGATGACCAACTACCATTTTAAAGGAGTTCAGCCGTGGGATATGATTATGAAATGATACTTGATGAAGTAGACAAATTAAGTCTACAAGGACGAGTAGAGGAAGCAAAGGAACTTGTTAGAGAATTTGTTCCCCCTCTGTTCGCTGTTGATTTTACTAACTTAATGGAATTAATTGAAAGGAATACATACAAACTATGAAAATCGCAAAAGAAACACTAAACGCACTTAAAAACATGCCTATTATCACTTTAAATACTATTCACGATTTATTGGAAGTAAAACAGCACATTAATAATTATCAACGCAACACAAACAAAAAATACGGTCTAAACCTCGAAAAAGACGAAGTAATTAACCGCGAAGTCGCTGACATGATTATTATTAATACGCTAGGAAAGTTAAATATGTTAGCTGAACAGTCTTATTTCTTGCGTTTGGTACGTAACGCTGATTTTAATAGTACTAAAGCTCGTAAAGCTGAAAAGTTCGCTGAAAAATCAAACTTAGCTGATAAAATCGTTGAAATGCTTGAATTTATTAAAAATAATTCATTCATTAATATTAATGATACAGCACTATATAACTTTATCAAAAAGCAAAATGTCCAAAATCTCGAATATTTCAGTGAAGACGGACGCGAAGAGTGGTTCTTCAATCGTTTAGAATGGTTACTAGATACTTACAAAGGGGAATAAAATGATTAACTTACAAAACAAAAAATTAGACATCAAAGAGTTTCTTGAGGAGTTAGGCTTTACGGTTAGTTTAGATTATGAAAGAGAACCAACTGGTGTGATGTTCGCTGAAATACACCCCATTATTAGTCAAGTGAACAGCAATTTAACCATTTATCAATCGTTTAGGACACTTGAAATTGAATTAATGGTAATTTGTACCGAAGAAACTGAAAATGCCTTATATAGGGCTATACAGCTCTTGAGTGATGAACATTATTTGTACGCAAACACTATTACAGATAACACTAATATTATAAAATTAAGAGGTAACTATTATGATTGATGAAAAAACGTTGAATTTTATCCGTTTCTCTAGCGGTTTTAATAACTTAAAAAGCGAAGAACTTGAAGCATTTGCCGAAAATGAAATTTTTGAACTTAACGAATATAACGCAAGTGAGGGAACACAAGGTAAATACTTCTATACGATTGACGACCTGAACACAAATGGAACGCTAAAAAGCTATATTATTGAATGTCTAAAACTTTCGTTACAAACACGGTGGGGTAACAACCTAGAATACCACATCGACCGTAAAACGAAATACTTAAATAAATTAACTGGAATGCAAGTGTAACACAATCTTAATTTGACAAATTTAAATAAAAGCTCTATAATTAATAATATAAAAAAGAAAGAGGAACTAAAAAAATGAAACTAAAAAATCAAATCGAATTACTTAACGACACTTTGAAATTACATGATGAAAAAGTTGATGAACATTTCCCAAAAGATGAAAGTAAAGTACCTGCTTATGCTAAAGCTCAATACATGGACTTGTTCGGAATGCTTCAAGAAATTGCTAAAGCATACGAGTTCACAGCAAAATTTCATAAAGCGTCTAAAAAAGCCCTTGTAATTCTTGTGACTAATCTAAACGAACATTCTGAAATGGTTAATGAAATCATGGAGGAAACAAATTATAAAACTTGGACAAAAGAAGAAGATGAACATTATACAGGAGTGTTTTATTACGACTTGCATAGAACAATTGAAGAAACACTTGAAGAAATGGCGGAGGTTTAAAAATGGAATTACAAAAACGAGAAAAACAAATGTTGGGACTTTATGCTTTTGCAAGTGGTCTATTATCAAAATCTGAACGAATTGAAGCACGCGAAGCAATTAACGAAGACTTGAATGATTTACTAGAGGAAGGAAAACTAAGCGAAGAAGAATATGACACTATGCACAAAGAACTTGATGAAATTGATGAATTACCATAAGGAGGTATAAAAATCATATTAGATTATATTATTTACGTTATAGCGTTTATCCTTTATAGTTGGTTCTTATTTAAATCAGGTAAGAAACACGCTGAAAATAAAGATAAAATAAAGTTAGTTATAACTGGAAAGCCTGAACAAGTTAAAGAGGCTATAAAGATTATTAATGAACAAGAAATGCTAAAATAGAAAGTGAGGAACTCTTCAATTACCTGCCACTCAAACGAGTGGTTTTTTGTTTGGTTGTTGATTAGGTACGTCTTGCTATATAATACCCCTGTAAGCTCACAGATTGCCTTGTATTGCATTTTAGATAATTTCTAGGATAATGACAAGGAACAGACCTAAACACGCAAAATAAAATGATTTACAAGGAATTACGATATATTTTTTTAAAAACGAAAAATAGAAAAATAGATTCCAAAGAGTTAGGCTTGATAGAGAACCCACCCTCTTATATATACACCCCCTATAAACTGGAATAAAATTTTAAAACAAAAAAAGCACAACAATGTCACAAATTTATTTTTGTAACGTTTGCCATGCTATACTATCATACTATATACTACTATACTATACTACTACTATACTATTCTTTTTTATCTCCTCCGTCAATCTCTTCTTTCTTTGCAGTTAAGAACTTATACAAGTGACTAACTACTACTGCTAAGTACACAGTTCCAATCAGTGTTATTAATTCATCACTAATCATACCTTTAAAGACTGTCATACCTGCCACGTAAACAGATAGGACAATTAATTCTACTGCTATTCTTTTTCTAACGCTAGGTTTCAATGTACCTGTATCAATAAACTCTAATGCCAAGCTAAGCAATTGCATGAATACAACCAACGCTATTTGTTTAAATACTTCTGTCAAATCTATTTCTCCTCTATTATTAGTTTTCTACTTCGTACGTTTGTAGTTCTCCTGTGAACACGTAACCACCGTAAGCATTCCATATTTGCGTATTTAAGTTTTCATACATGTTGGAATATACTTTTCTGTTCTGACTTCTGTTATAATCTCCGTCAGGTTGTTCAAACACTTGTAAGTGTAGACCTTTAGCTTTACATTCTAATAAGTAATTACCTCCTCTTTCTGTTGTAGGGTTCATTAGTATGCTATTATCAAAAGTGCATTCACTTGGTACTTTGATATAATACTCTCTAACTGGGTTTAGTATTTGAGCAAAGTTTTCAACCTCACATCTAATTGTGTAACTTTGTTCTACAGGGTTAAAATCAACTGTTTCAAAACCTGAATGGATATTTACTTTATAAGCACAACAAAAGTCATATTCTTCGCTGTAATAAAAACCAAAGTTTGGGTAGATTTCTCTATGTCCCTTATCCATTTGATATTGTGTATATTTGTATCTGTCAGCCTCTGAAAGTTGGAATGGTTTAGGTTTATCGCCCTCTGTGATTTGAATGTTCTTTATATGCCATTCACTCCCTTTGTCCCAAACTCTGAACCTCCATGTTTTAGAAGTTGGTAAATTTGAAACTGTTGTGAATGTAACCCAATGCAAACCCCAAGAATCGCTTTCGATTTCTCTGTTTAAATCAAAATGGATATCGTTAACTAGACCAGTTTTCAGAACTCCGTCAAAATATACAGGCTTTGTGTTATCTGCTAAAGGACTACCACCTGCACCAAAGAAAAATACTAGCCCTCCACCTTTTACTTTTTTAGCATTAAATTGCAAAGTGTAAGTAGTGTTTGGCTTTATTTCTACTTCTTTCTCAAACTGATTTGAAACAATGTCATAGAAATTTCCACTACTTGGACCTTGAAACCTAAAATAATTCATTTGAGGATATAAATCATTTTTGCGTTCAATTGTCGCCATGTCGTTCCATTGATTAAAAACAAAAGTCTTATACCAATCATCATTATAAACCTCACTAGGCAAAACTTCCCCACCTCTAAACAAGTTATTTACACCGTTGTTAGGTGGTGTTGGAATGATTATTTGCTCTTTGAACATGTTCCAATAGTTCTTTTTGTCTACTTGTATTTCTAACTTATGGCGACCTACTCCAATTAAGTCTAAAGGGTTTAATACATCTACTTTTCTTCCGTTCAAATAACTATCCATTTTTTAGTCCTCTCAAACCGAAACCGCTGATAATAAAGTCATCTACTCCGATGTCTAGCGAATACTGCGGTTGTCTATAATTATAATTTGCGTTAGGTTGTAAATTTTGCCAACCTGTGATATTTTTGTCTTTTATGCATTTAGCTAAAGCGCCAGTCAAAACGGTTGTAATTGTTTTAGTTTCGGTATTTACAACCATTTCTGTTTTTGTAACGTTCCATTTATTAGGACGACTAATAGAAACGTTACACAGCCATTTTACACGGTATATTCTCATTTCAACATCAATATACCCTTGAGCGTAAACATCTCCGTCTTTGACACTCTGTAAGGGGTCAGCATAATAAAATAAACAGAAGTCCATTTCTTCATCATAATATAGACCGTTATAAGTGTATTTGTTACTGAAAAACTCAATATATTGCTTTTTACTCATAGCCACGCTTATCGTGTCCTTACTAGGGTTAATAAGCTCAATAGGGTTATGAATTAATAACTCTTCAAAGTTTAACCATGAAAACATTATTGATATATCCTTTCTATTTTGCATAGTCCTGTCATAAAGTCCATTTCATACGGAACACAAGGACCGTAAGACTGATTTTGTGGGTTTTCGTCTTTAATTCCCCACCATTGATACCTCGTGTTGTACAAGTTAGTGAACATTTGAGGGTTGTACTTAACTTCATCGTACTGCACTTTAGGTGTAAACTCGTCATAGTCCAACCAGTTAGGGCGAATGTTTTGAAGCATTTCCGCGTTAGTTTTGTCTGTGAAGACGATATGACCGTTCATAGCACCGTCTTTAGGTACAATAGTCCAATATTTCAAGAGTGCTGTACCTCCTGCTGGTATGGTGTATTCTACCGAACGTTCCCATGCTGACTTTGTAGTGTTATATTTATAAAGCCATGCTCTTTTAGCCTTATCGTTGATGAATAAAACACGGTCAGGTATTGCTTTAGTACGTTTATTGTCATAACCTCTGAACCAGTCTTCCGTCACATGGTCAGTTGCTAGATATTTTTGAAACATGGCAACATTCCAACCGATTGAAATACCCTTAATTATAGTCAAGTTCGTTTCCGTGTCTACCATTCTAACGCGCCATGGTCGCATAATTAAGCCGTTTGGTAGTCCGTATGTAGTCATCCAGTCATTCATACCGCTATAACTTGGCGAACCGAACACTTGCGGTGGTGTTATACCAACCCTATCACGCATTATAGCAACTTCTTTTTCAGAATTTTCATTTACGTAGTAAGAACCTAAAGAGTACCCAACGTTTAAAATTGCGGAACGTGGTATTTCATCAACTCTATAGCCTTGACTAGCTTGCTGATAGTGGTAACCCTCGATTACTACGTTCGCCATTTCTCCTGCTACTGGGTCAATTGCTGTGTTTTGGTCTACTACGTACAAAGGTTCTTGTATGCTAGCCCAATCGTTCCCAACGCTGTCAAACGCTTGTCTAGCGTCTTGAAACTGTTCAGGGTATAAAGTGTTACCTGTCATATCAAACACGCTTTTAGAACCGTTTAAAACATGAAAATTGATTGTTCTACCACTTGCGTTGGTGTATATGTCAGAATCAATACCAATTAATACACGCTGACCTAATGGACGACAATAGCACCAAACAGCGTTTTGCTTCACATCTCCACCGAACAGCTCATAGTTTTCATCGTTCAGCTGTCCACCCCAAACGTAATCTTTAAAATCATCGCTGTCTGTTTCAGAGTAACCAGTATAAACAGGGCGTGAATCTGCCATATCTTGACTATTAAGATAATTATATTCCTCTTCTGTGGTTACGTATGGCGTTACCTTGTCCATTTCAATTTTAGGGAAAAACAAGCCGATTTGTTCCTCTTGTCCTGTGCTATCAAGTTCAACGGTCAAACCTAACTTTTCAACTGTTTCTGTTTTTTGTAGCGTAACTAATTCACTAACAAAAACGTATTGCCAAGGTTCAACTGTATAAGTACCCACAGAAGCCACAGAATTGCCGTATAAGAGTTTTAAATGAAAGTCTAAGGGTTTTCTACCAAAATTAGTTAAACGCATTGACACGCCCATTTTTTTGCCTTGTGTGAGGTTTGGTTTAACTGGTAATTTTTCCCAATGTGTTAAATAAGTCCACCCCCATTTCCCAATAGCGTTTTTAGGGTTGTAAAGTCTAATTCCTAAGCTGTAAGGTCTATGCCAATTGTTAGGGAATTGACTGGTTCTATCTACTTCGCTTAAATCGTTCAGTTTAAAGTAATGGCTAGGGTCAAATTTGTCAGGGTCTTCCGAAGTATCGCCTGTTAAAAACCTAAGGTTTGAACGTGTTAACAAGTTCCATTGTGGTAATTCCTTGCAAAAATCTAGCCCTGTTTTTTCGTTCCAAGTATATGCTTTATTCAATTGCTAAGCCCTCCACTAAGTCTACTAGTTCTTTTTCTGTGCTTACTTCGTCAACTTTTTGCTGTTTAAGTTTAACGTTTGCGTCAACATAAACGCCCTCAATCTCCATTAATTTCAATAATGCCGAACGGTCTGGCAATTTGTTAACTTCTGTAACTGTTCGCCCTGTTTCTGTTTTCCGTCCGTTAGCGTTGTTTTTATACTGTATAACCGTTTTTGTTTCTTTCCCTCCAAAAGCTAGGGTTTTTAATGCCTCTAGCATTTTTTTATTTTCTTCTTCTGTCATAGCCATTAAATAAAATAGTCCTCACTTTCTTCACTTTCTAAGAACCACCACATCAAGTTAATTAAAGCGTCTGCTAAATCAATCTTATCTGTATAGCCCTTTTTGATAATACGCATTAACCCAAAATCGTTTATTTTCGTTTCTGCGTTCATTAAATGCACCGCTAGTAACTTACTATCAAAATGTATTTTACCCTCCTCCATGAGCTTCTGTGTGGCTTCTAGGGTGTTTGATAGCTTAAAGCTGTTCTGCATTACTTTGTTATAAAATTCAATGTCATAAGTTTGCTCAAATTTGTCTATGAAATTCTTAGCATAGTTAGGGTCATAATTCAACGCAATCGGAACACAGTCACTCATTGCACTAGTGAAAGCGTCCCACGCCTCCTCTGTCATGTTATTTATGCCCTCGTGTGTTATTGTTTCCCCTAAGTGTTTAAACTTATCTTCTGCACTCTCTGGCATGACAGGAATAGCTTTAAAATAATAGTGTCCGTTTTCTCTATAACCTATCACAGTACCCCAAACATCGCCACGAACTGAAAAGTCTGAACCAATAGCAACTAAACGACCCTCGAAGTCTAAAGGAGGTACTAGACACTTATCTACCAGCTGTTTACTAAAAATAGTAGTGCTGTCAGTCATTGACAAATTAAAGCGTTTAGTGATAATTTTAGCCATTTTAACAGGGTTACCAATTGCACCAATGAAGTCCTTTTGAATGTCCTCAAGCGTTAAAGTGTAACCTAAAGCTGGGTTAGCCTTGATATATTTTGAGCTGTCTTTTACTTCTTCATAATCGTCTAAAGCGTAATAGAATACCCAATGACTAAAATCATCATCTTTTACCCATTCTTTCCAACTTTCAAGCTCATCATCATAAGCACCGCCACGAATAACGTTGTTTGTGGTTGAAATAAAAAGCGTACCCTTGTTTTTTCTTAACCCCTGTCTAATAGTGATAAGAGGGTTCTTTTTAAACGCACCAAACTCATCTATGATAACGAGTTGTTCACGTCCACCGTCTAGCGTGTCTTCGTTACTAGCATAGATAGAAATCTCTGTACCTTTGCTTTTTAAAATTGAGTTATCTTTTACGATAATCTGCTCTTTGTTTAGCTTGAACTGGTTTTTAAATTTATTAATGATAGTACCTTGACAGTTTCCCATAGCTCTAAAGTGCTTCATTAAGATTTTTTCTGCTTGGTCTTTTTTAGTAGCCATTAAAGCAATTACACTATTAGGTTTAGGAAACAAAAAGAGTTCAATTAAGGCTATCATGACATCAAGAATTGACTTAGCATTTGAGCGTCCTACAATTACAACAAACTCATCAATCTGATAAGGCGTGCAATACATCAAAGTAAGTACCGCCTTGTGATAAGGTATGATTTTAAAGCGTTCATTGTCAGGCAAAGTCATGAACTCTTCAATAAAATCAAAAATTTTCTGCGCCTTTTTGTAGTCTATTTCATGCTCAATTTTAGCCACTTTCTTTTTTAGTAGCTTAATCATTTCGCCATTATCTTTCTCTTGACCTATCCAGTCTTGAATTAAACTCATTTTTTTATCTCCTTATATTAACCCCTCCGCTATAATTCTAGCGTAGTTTATCAAATCTCCGCTTCGTTCCATTCCTTGGTGGCATTTATGGCAAAGAACTTCGGTAGGTACGTTTATTACTTCTTTGTAAAAGTCGTTTACCTCTAACATGTCGTTTTTCCATTGTAAGGGAATAACGTGGTGGCATATTAAATGCTCTGTACTCCAACACTTTTCACAATGTCCTACCCTGTTCTTTTCTTCACGTGCCTTTTTTATCCACCTAGGGTCATTATATAGTTTACTTTTAGTATAAATCAACGTTTATTCAATTTAACCCCATTTCTTTCTAATTTGTTATAGATTTCGTTAGCAATTCTACGACCGTCTGCACTAGATTGTACATAGATTTTGATGTCTTGTTGTGAATTATCTTGTGTTCCAATGCTAGGCGTTGCTGTTGTTCCTTTAGTTGCTCGTGCGTAAGGTTGAACCGCGTTTACAGCTCTGTTAATTGCTTCCTTACCACCTGCAAAGAATTGTAAGTCTAGTGGCAACTTTCCATTTCTTGAACCTAGAAGTTTTTGACCTAGTGCTGTGGGTTCTTTAACTCCTAGAGGGTCAATATTACTTGTTAGCCAATGAAAATCACTAAAGATATCGCCCCACGTACTGCTAGACCTAAAGCCTAAAGCTTTACCAAGTAAACCAGTATTACCCCCAACATTTCGTGAAAGGTTCAATGCACTTTGGACGGCACTATAAGCGTTATTTGCCCAATCATATAAATCTTTTAATGAACTAATAGCTGAACCAACTTTACCTAAGAAACTACTGATAGAAGTATAATTGATTTTATTAAAGAAATTATTAACTGCACTTTTAGCGTCATTAACAGCGTCTTTCATTTCATCTTGTGAAACCTTACCGTCATGGTTCTTGTCAATAATTTGCGTTAATGCACCGACTGCTTTACCTGCCATTTGACCTAACTGGCTTCCGATAGTGCTTGCCATTGTTGTGGCGTTATTTCCTAGGTTACTCATGTCTATGCCTGTATCGCCTAGACCTTTACGGAAACCGTCCAAGGCGCTTGTATTAAAACCGTTAGCAATCATTTCACGAATTTGCCCCCAAGTACTAGGACCTGCCGAAACCAGTTCGTTCCCTTTTTGTTGGAACAATTCCAAAGCTCGGTTCATGACATTAGTATCTATTGCACCGTCAGCCATTGCTTGTTTGAACTCTCCTAGTCCAATGCTAGTATTATTAATTTCATTATATGCTTGAATCAACATATCACGGAATTGCGCACCTAGGGCTGACTGCATGATTTGGTTGAAGTCTTGAGCGTGTAAAGCACCTGAGCCCAACGCTTGAGCTAAACCATAAGAAAATTGTTTCTGTGTGTCCATTCCTAGACCTAGACTGTCCCCCACAGCATTAATTGAATTAACAATTTTAAATGCTTGGTCCCCTGTTAGACTAGTATAACCTGAAATGGTAGACCCTAACTCGTTCAGGTCATTGCGTTGTGATTTTAGAAGTTCGCTTCCTGAATCAATGTATGAATTAAATTTTTTGTAACCCTCTGCACCGTCTGATAAAGTAGCTGACAAGCTCTTTTGTGCTTGAATTTGTCTATCATAGGTATTCATTAAGTTGTTAGCAAAACCGCCAATATAACCAGTAGCAGTTGAAACCGCACCAGTAACAAGCCCAATACCTGCATTAACTCCACTTATAACGTTCCCAATTTTTGAGAAAGTAGAAAGCATGTTTGAGCCATAACTTTTGACACTATCAAACGCACCTGATAAGCTGAACCCTTTACTTGTTCCAATTTTTGAAAGCTCTGTGCTTAATCTTGTCGCTTGCGTTTGTGCTTTAACAAGTTGACTTTCTAATGCCTGCACTTGTTTTTGCGTAGCACCTGACATCTTTGCATTTGCCAACGCTTTTGTTAAATTATCTACGTTCTGTTTAGCAAGGTTTAAAGCTCTTTGTGTTTCTTTAATACCCTTGTCTTTCATAGTCACAGAACCTGTTATTTGAGCGTTCTTGTTCGTTTCTTTAGCTAGACGACCAATGTTATTAATTTCTCTTTGTGCTTCTCTAGCACTACTTAAAACGCCTTTAGTGTTTAACTCTGCCTGAATGACATATTTTTCTTTAGCCATTGTTTGTTATACTCCTTAACTTACGCTTAATCGTTTTAGTTTTATCGTCCATTTCGTGAGTGGCTTTAACTAGCGTTTGTCCATATCTTTGGTGCAAGTGACGGTCATGAAGCAAGACGTTCAGCATTCTCCAACTTTCATCTTTAGCTTTAAAACCGTTTATAATACCAATGTTTCCACTTTTTAGCGAACCGTATGACCTAGTAACTTGTTTAGTAATTTTACTGGTGTCAAATTTAGCACGATATCCTGAAAAGTCGCCACCTAATGAACTTTTGTAACTACGCTTTACTGTGTTCTGATTAGAATTAAAAGCGTCTGCCATTTCTAACCAAACTTTTTTAAGCTGTTTCTCTGTGAACTTTTCTAGTCCTTTGACTTCGGTGGTTGCCATAATTCTACCTCCACATGTTCCGCCTTGTTTAATTCTTCTGCGGTTGTTTTCTTCTTCTCTTTAGGTGTCAACGTTGAAATTAATTTAAGCGTCCACCCTAAAGGTCTATGGCTGTACACTTCATAGGGAACTCTGAAAGCTGTCATAGCACTAACAATTGCAAGTGTTGTTATTCTTGCGTCTTCCCTTACTTCTTCGCTGTTAGTGCTAGTGCTTTTTTTGTTTCGTCTACCAGTTGTTCCATAAGTTCTGCAACCGTAACAGGTAAAAGCCCACCAATTAAAGCCCCAAGAATTTCATCAAGTGTATATTGTGGCGCACAAGCCCAAAAGAACAATGCTAGACTGTGATAATCTCGTTCATTCAAATCTCCAAAGTAAATGCCATTATCTTCCATACGCTCTAACGCTTTAAAATCGAATTTAAAATCTTCTTTCTTCATTTTCTGTTCTCCTTATAATTTAAAATAAAAGAGTGGGAACTATTATTTCCAAGCCCTCCACTCTTAAAATTACGCCTTGATGTCTTCAGCTGTGAGCGGTTTGAGTTCATTGAACAACTTTTTAAACGCAAGTGCTGGACCACTTGTTCCAGTTGCAAGGTCTTCATCAGACACTTTAAATTTTACAAACAAGCGTTTTTTGTCCTCTAGTGCAAAATCTCCAGTTGTCACAGTTGCTGTGTGTTCGTACTCTTTACCTGTAGGACTTTCTTCGTCCGCTTCTGCCGTGTCACTTGGTGTAGTAGCCTGAACACTTGGATAGAATGTTGCTTTATAACCTGTTCCGTCGTCATCGCGATAACGTTCAGCATAAGCAAACCCATAAGGCTTGTAATTTGCTACATCGTCAGTCAAGAACCCTGAAACACTTCCAAACCCTAAAGCGTGAGTTGCAAAAGCGTCTGGCAAGTCATAAGACTTAACAGTAATTTGTGTAGCTTTAGCACCTGCGATTGTACGATAAGGCGCGTTAAACCCTGCATAGAAATTTGTGTTTTCTTGGTTGTTTTCTGTTTCAATACCGCGTAACCCTGCAATCGGAATACCTGCGGTTGTCCCTGTAGGGTCTGTGAAGACAACCCCATACCCTAGACCGTGGGTTAATTCATTTTTTGCTGTATATGCCATTTATATTTTTATCCTCCAATTTTCTTAACTACTCCAGTACCAAAGAAGCCACCCTCTACTGTCAAAGTACCATAAACACGCACCTTGTTAGTATTTGCTTGTTTAGTGATAACAAATTCAGGAACTAGAGAACCGATTAAAATAGCTGTATCAGGGTTGATTACAATTTTATCAAACGTATCTTCCACGTCAAAGTGGTCTGTTTCAAATACAGGAATACTCAACTGTACGAAATCATTATCTTTAACAAACATGATATCGTTAGCGCCTTGCACGTATTCCCCTGTAACAGCTTTAGCTAAGTCAAATAGTTCTTTTTCTACTTGCTTATAAATGTTATAAGTGATTAATCGAATTGCTTCACTAATAGCGCCCTCTGTCAAGTCAGCACCGTGTGAGAAGTCAATATAATCAAATTTACCAACGTTTAACACTTTTGTCTTAAAGTCCTTTGCTTCATGGTTTTCAACCTTGAAAGACTGCAAAACATTTGCGTCAACTACATGAACACGACCAAGTAAAGGGAAAAGCCCAACACTCATTCCCTCCACAGTCGTTTCAATGATTTGTTGGTAACGGTCTGTAATTTTAAATTCAGCCATTATCTACCAACCTTTCTAATTACACACTTGCTTTTTTAGTCAAGTAAGCTGAACGGTTTTTACCACGGATAGAACCACCCACAAGAGTTTCTGAAAGCCATTGTTCAACGTTATAACGTAGGTCAAAGTCGTTGTAGTTTTCCATATTCAAATCTCCGATAAGCACGTATTCATCGTGATTGTAAACAGCTACTTCGTCTTTAGGGACCCATACACGTGTTTCAAGATTAACAGCACCGAATGATTGAGCGATTTGAGCTTTTGTTGCCAACTCGTTGAATCGTGCATGACCGTCAGAACCTTTGAGCTTACGCAACTCTGCAAAAGTTTGTGGACTCATAACAATTGTGATTGCGTCAGAAATTGAGCATTCAGCAACTGCGTCAGTAATTCCCTCAAACAAGTCTGTGTACTCAATTTGTTTTGTCCAACCGTCTGTGGCAGTTTTCAAACCATAGAAACCATTAGAACCGTCAGCCGAACCAAGAATCATGTTGTATTCAACTTTTTGGATAACACGGTTTACCATTTCAGACATCACGTATTCAGACAACGCACCTGAATCATTTACACCACGGACTGTTGCTTTATCCATTTGTAAGTATGCTTCAGCCATTTGTGGACGTAGTGAACGTTTAGAAGCTGTTTGAGCTTTGTTTTTGTCTGTACCTGCCTTAAATGTACCCTCAATGAATGTATCGTCCACACCGTCTTCTGCAAGTGTCAAACCTTGGAAGCGTGCTTTCAATGCACCGTCATAGATACCTGACTTACGAGCATATTTTGAAGTGATAGACCCAAGA